TGACTGCAGATTGTTCATGAAGCGATTAAGAATGCTATTCTTTTCTTCAGTCGCCTTTGCCTTTAGCTCTGCTTCAATTTTGTCTTGAATTGCCTTCTTGCGAGAGGTCTCTTGATTTTCAATCGTCAACCATTGAGCACCGGCATTCTGTCCGTTGAAAGAAGGATTCTTAAATGTGTAAACAATCTCACTTGCCGCTGCTGGGCTTGTGATCAACAGCAGACTTATCGCCAGAACTCTCTTGAACATTTCCTATTTCCTTCTTTTTCTTTTCAGAAGTAAAATTAAATTCAAGCGAGAATAATTTAAGGATTTCAATCTTTAGGTTTAACACCATTACTATGGTCCTCCTTAATCTGCAATACAACATTCACCTTCTGACTGAGTCTGATAAGATCGTTGTCTAGCATACGAACTCGATCAATCAAAGCAATCAAAATAACGTTGGTTTCGCCAATCAATGGCATCAGTCTATCTGTGACAAACTTATATATGAAATAGACAAAGTAACCCATACCAACAGACGCGACAATAGGAAAGCCATACTGCTTAACTAAGTCAGCTATCAGCTCCATATTGTTCATTAGTCCCTCCGAGCATCGTTCTTTCCGTCTGCTCGGGCAATTCTGTCAAGATCGGGCTTAAGACCTAATGCAGAACTGACTACGGCATCAACGCGGATAATATCATGGTTCATTGTCTTGACTCGATTGTCAAGCCCCATAATTATACCTTGCATCCCCTTAAGCGCTTTTAGAACGCTTTCAAGAATGTAGTTGATAACAAAATACACAAAAACCCCACCGAGCAATGCTGCTGCGATGGGGAATCCAACGTCTCCAATAAGTTTGAAAATAACGTCATATTCCATGACGTTATTTATAAGAATTGATTAGTTTTCATAGTCCTGAGATGATAATTTAACCAATTCAATTTCACCATTTTCTTTTTTGTTATATCGAACATAACCATACTTGACGAACAAGTCAAATGTTAGTGTAGAACCAACTTGAATCCAATGCCTTCGGCAAAGGAAGAAGGTTGCAACACTACCCAAAATGTAGGCAATCAATATCATAATAATATTAGTCATTTTAAATCCTATGAGTTGGTGCGGGCAGCCGGACTCGAACCGGCACGCACTAGGCACAAAATTTTAAGTCTTGGGCGTCTACCAATTCCGCCATGCCCGCAAACTTTACCAATGGTGTAATGCGTTAGCAATTAAAAAAATGTTTGCAATCACACCTTGCACGATCAAAAGGGTTCTAATTAAAGCAACTCGATCAGATTCTTTATCTGAAGGTGCTGCTTTCTCACCTAATGCTTTAGCCCATATTCGCCACATATAATCCTCGTGAATTGGTGGACCCTCTGCGACTCGAACGCAGGACCTTCCGATTAAAAGTCGGACGCTCTAACCAACTGAGCTAAGGGTCCGAAGCATATAATTGAAGAGCTAACCGTGGCTCTTCGCGTGCTTATTAGGTAGCAACCCCATCTGGTGGGTCAGTGAGGTATCGATCCTCCCCCCCTTTCGAGATCAGATTTACATTCTGATTGCCAGAGCCATTGGCTTTACCGACCCGTGAATAGCTCCGGTCACTTTCGCAGACCGGCATCGGATAGTTATTTAACGGTCTCTCATTGATGCTGCAGCCTGAGAGAAAATCATTCACTATCACCCTAGTTTATTTCAACCGTAAAGGGCGCGTTCTGGCTCCTCGAGATGGATTCGAACCACCGACCAGGCGATTAACAGTCGCCGGCTCTACCACTGAGCTATCGAGGAAAACTCTATTTCAATTCATTCTATAATTAACAATACATGATATTTGATATAATGTCAAGCACTTTTTTGGATGCCCCTCTAGGATTCGAACCTAGATTGACGGATTCAAAGTCCGCGCTCTTACCATTAGAGGAAGGGGCAAAATGGTACTCCCGAAGGGACTCGAACCCCTAACCTAACCGTTATGAGCGGTCAGCTCTAACCAATTGAGCTACAGGAGTGGAGCGGATAGCCAGATTCGAACTGGTCTTCATCAGCTTGGAAGGCTGAGGCACAACCCTTATACCATACCCGCATTATTGGCGATCCCGACAGGACTCGAACCTGTGACCTCAAGCTTAGAAGGCTCGTGCTCTATCCAGCTGAGCTACGGGACCTTCGAGTTTTAACCAATACGATTTATTCTATGGAGGAGATTAGCTACCTGCATTAATTCAGGAGACCCGCCGCGGTCTGGCATTTCTACATCAATAAGCTTATCTTTATAGCAACGCAAAGCACGCTTCAACAAATCCATGTCCGCTGGAGCAAAAGTGCCTCCCTTGGCTTTCTTAGGAGCATATTCTTCTTGCCTAGCCTGAGTGCCAAAGCCAGGAATAAATGTATCCTTTCCAGCATCAATCATATCGTCTTCCATACGTTCAAATACCTCATTATAGTCATTTTTATTCATAACTTGCTACCTGCAACAGTCAACCATGTATTAGCGGTGTCCATCCAATCCAACGCTTCAGGATTTAAATCCTCGCCATTACGATACTTATTGATCAGTTCGCAATACTTATACTCTACGGCAGCAGTGCCATCTTGCATTGTTGGAAATGTGAAAAGTTCAACGTTCATAACATCACTCCTATATTGTATGTATTATTCATACTACAACAGAATCGGATTAATGTCAAGCGTTTTTTAAATTTATTTGTGAAGCAGCCCCGTCCCCGCACTTCACCAAGTCGATAATCGACTCTTACCCTTGTTCAGTATTACCGGCAGGCAGCAAAGAACACATCCATGTAACTTACCCGATATCCGGATCATTAATGCAGAGGTATTGGCTATCAAACACAACACTATCTACTAGGTTATCTCGATGATCGTATACCCGATACCCGCACTCCTTAAGAATGCCATATACCGCTGCACAATCGATTGTCTGGTGTGTTTCCAGTGCAATAACCATCTTATGCTTCTTAATTGTATCCTTGGCACCCTGCAGGACATACTGCTCGGCACCTTCAACATCAATTTTGATAGCAGTGATATTATCGATGCTATTCTTTTCACAATAGGAATCTAGCGTGAATGAAGGAACAGTAATCGAGTTATCTAGACTGTGTGACCAAGTGCCTACCTCAGCAACGACTTCTGCAATAGAATGTCCGCCGGGATTTGATGGGCAACAGTATAGATTAATTTCGCCATCGCTATCTGCTAGTGCAATAGGAGCGACTGTGACATTTTCTAGATCCTTGACATTTTCGTTTAGAATCTTAAGATTGTCGGGGTGAGGTTCAAAAGCATACACATGAGTTGCAACTTTTGCCATAGCCTCGCAATACATACCATGGTTAGCACCAATGTCTAGATAGACACCTTCGTTAGCCAGAGCAATTAGTTTATCATTAACGTTCATAATTTACTTTCATAAAATGGAGGAAGCGGTGAGATTCGAACTCACGGAACCTTTCAGTTCGGCAGCTTTCAAAACTGCAGGCATAAACCACTCGCCCACACTTCCTAACCTGGGACAGAATATTCGTATACGTGCTTACCAGTTTGCAATGCGACTCTCAATGTAGCAGTATGAAAAGGAACGTGATCTAGGATTTTGACTCGATATCTCGATCCGACCTTTCTGACCACTACAACTGAATCCTCTTTGATTTCATCATACAATGTATGGATGATTTCGCAGGTTGTTTCGTCTCTATGTTTTTTCCATTCAAGCATTCATTCACATTACGACATTCTGGGTCGATTGTCAACTACTTTTTGCGTCCAATATTATACTTAGACACCAAAGTCCATTCGTTCTTATCTTTGTGGGGGAGTATTTTTATTTGCGAGAGAGACATTTTAGGATCTTCAATCTTAGTCGGTTCAACAACCTTGACTAGTCCCCATTCCTCTAGCAGTGCAGTAATCGTATTACGTCTACCAACATCATCTTCTGAAAAGTTGGTTGGTTTACCATCAAGTGCAAATAGCTCCTTGAAGTGAACAATGTAATACTTGCCTTGCTTGTGCAAAATATGACAGGACTGATATATGGTCTTGTCCTTGCGTGATGCTACGCCAATGCGAGTTAGTGTCTCACGAACCTTTAGAAAGTCGTCTTGTTCGCCTAATCTAACCTCTACTAAATTGTCTACTGAACTCATTTCAATCCACCTTTATTATTCTTTTTCTTAATTTCATTGATCTGATCATTATTAAGTAAAGACAATGCAGTTAGAGCTTTCCTATGGCTATATTTATAGTACTCTCTTATCGCATCTAGATCACTGTTTTTCTCTGCCTTCTGCCACTTTTCATAGCGGTTTCTAGGCCTAACACTATTTATAAGATAGTGATACTGTAACTTGTGATCAAGGTGGTAGTTCATATTCATATCATTGGCGAATAGCACTGTGTCTGCAAAGTAAGCAAGTGACTTATTTACAATCCACGGCGCATACTGCTTCTCAGCAATATCATCAACCATCAAGTCTGTTTTAGTTTTGTTTATACTATCGGCGTACTGGAATGGTGAAATACTCACTTTAACCGACACTCACCCATAATCTCCGCCATAGCAGCGCAGAGATTAATCTCGGGATCAGCAACAAACGCTGCTTGATACTGATACCTTGCAAGGATCATGATCAGGATAGCAATAGAATCCTGTTCAAAATACTGTGAGGCATTATCATAAAAGTTCCGGAATAGAACCGAGATGTCAATGTCAGCATTCTCGACTGCCCACTTGCGAACTTCGCTGAACTTCTTGTTCTTGAGATGGTCAACCAAGTTCTTAAATGATGCTTCATCGATACCAGCAAGTATACCGCTATCAATTGAACCATTGGCGCTATAGCGCTGTAGTTCATTCAAGGTCCGACGCCAGTCAGGCATATGCTTCATGACTAGAGCAGCGACTGCGTTAGCATCATATGTGATGCCTTCTTCCTGCAGGATAGACAATACTCGCTTGTGAAACTGTGATGCCATAGCAGGTTTGTCTGACTTGTTGATCTTAAATTCAACAACCGAACAACGTGAGTGTAGTGGTTCAATGATACGATTCTTGAAGTTGCAGGTTAGAATGAACCCACAGTTCTTTGAGAATTCCTCCATGAAGTTACGGAGACCTGGTTGAACATGCTGACCATCTAGGTAGTCAGCTTCGTCCAGAATGATATAACGGCGGCGACCATCAAGTGAACGAGCAGACGCATATGCAGCAAGTTCAGT